GTTTTGTTGACGGCTATTTAGCAGGATTTGAGCATGTCATAAAAATACTAGAAACAAAAGAAGGGGGTAAATAATGGATAATTTATTTATTTGGGATTTGATGTTTAAGTACATAATTTCTATAAGTATTCTTCTATGGATCGGCGAAAAGATCTATGAATACTTTGACGAAAACAATATAAGATCTGAATACTCAATAGATCTAAATGATTGGAAAGAGTTTAGTAATAAACTTGATCAGGTTTATGCAGGATCACTAGCGATCAAAGAAGGAAAGTTTGTTGATCCGCAGGAAGTAGAATTATAATGGTGCATTTACTAGAGCCTGACAGTAACGATCCAAAGAAAAGAAAGCTATATGCTAATCCTAATCTCATGAGTTGGACAGTAATAATTAAAGAAGGTGTTACAGATTGTAAAGCTCAATTCGGATTTATTGGCGATGAGCCTATGTTATTAGCTTGGACTAATTCAGAATATCCCGTGCCTATACCATTAGAAACTATAGAAATAATGTTGATGACAGGTTGGTCAACAATGCCTATTAACAAAGTAAAAGGGGAAGAAGATAAATGAAAAAGTCAGATAAAGATCGTATTCATGATGTTTTAAAAAGAAATGAAGGGACTTGGGTATGTAGCTCAATATTCTTTAGAGAGTTATTTATCAAAGATTATGCACAAAGGATCGCAGATCTTAGAAAGAAAGGGATCATAATTGAAGGTAAAACTTGTGATCAGCATAATCATAAAATGAATATGTATAAATTAACACGCTTGGACTATACTGAAAAGGATCAGTTAAGTTTAATAGCCCTTTAAAAAGAAACCTATTCCCCTTTAGGTTTCCGCTTAACTAAATCGGATTTACCGCCTTACAGGCAACTGCTAGGCGGTTTTTCCGTATAATGGTAGTATGATTAAGAGCGCATGAATAATAAACCTTACAAACTACTAGACGAATATAAAAGACAACGCCTTATAGACGCTATAAAACTAGGATCTTTTATCGAACATGCTTGCGCTTATGCAGGAATTACATCAAGAACATACAGAAAATGGCGCGAGTTAGCTGATCAAGAAGTAGAGCCGTATTTATCTTTATTTGAAGAGATCCGATTAGCAGAGAGTGAAAGCATACTCAGAAGGATCGGAAGAATAGAAAAAGCAGGATCAGAAGGGGCATGGACAGCCGACGCATGGATCTTAGAAAGAAAATACCCTGATAAGTTCGGGAAACGCGATAAAGTAGAAATTTCGGGGGAAATAAATAAACCTAAAGTAATAGATCTTAATTGGTCAGACGGATCATTAATAGATAGAGATCCTGACGATGATGATATTGATGATTGGGACACAGAGTTTGAAGAAGTAAAAGAAGAAGAATAAATGTTTACTGATGATCCTTTGTTAGATGATTTAGATGAAGAGATAGAAGTAGCCTACTGCGAAGAGTGTCTTCAGCCTTATTGGAACGAAGATGATCTAGGATTATGTAAAAGATGTAGCAAAAATTCCGATAATTCCGACTATAAAAAAGGGAACAATAAATGGAAACAGAGATAAAAGATCAAGATTTAAAGGAACATTATGTAGTCAATATGCCTAAGCTATATGATCATCAAAGAGAAGTAGCTAAATCTAATGCAAGATATAAAGTCGTCTGCGGTGGTCGTAGAGTGGGTAAAACTAGATTAGGCGTATGGTTATGCTTGGAAAAGGCTTGGCGTGGTGGTCGTGCCTTTTGGATCGCACCTACTTACGCTATGGGTTTAGAAGGTTGGAAAGATCTTAAAAACATCGGGATCGAATATGGCGTAGAAGTTAGAGAGAGTGAGAAGACAATCATCACAACTACAGGCGGATCAGTATCTATAAGATCTGCTGATAATCCTGATCGTATGCGTGGATCAGGCTTAGACTTCGCTGTATTAGATGAATACGCCTTCATGAAACCTAATGTATGGGCAGAGATAGTCCGTCCTATGTTATCTATTAGCAGGGGCGGTGCTTTGTTTATATCAACGCCAAAAGGGTTTAATCACTTTGAAGAGATCTATAATATTGCAGGCGAGCGAGATGATTGGGAAAGGTGGAACTTTCCTACAGAAGTAAATCCATTGATCAGCAAAGATGAGCTTAAAAGTGCAAGAGAAGAAATTGGATCTTATCTTTTTAGTCAAGAATACTTAGCACAATTTGTAGAGTTCTCAGGCGGGATCTTTCAAGATACTTGGTTTAAAAGATACAGATCAGAAGAAGTAACAGAATACGACAAAGACGGGTACTTAATTACAAGAAATAAAATACAGTTACCTAATGAAGTAGTTTACGAAGATGAGTTATCTAAGTTCGCTACAGTTGATCTAGCTACATCAACAAAAGAACAGGCTGACTATACCGTAATGGCGATCTGCGCTAGAACACCAAATAATAATTTATTAGTAGTGGATCTAGTAAGACAAAGACTTCAGGCACCTGACATAATTCCTATGATCAAAGATAAAGTTAGAGAACATGATCTAACTTATGTAGGAATAGAAAAGGTTGGATTTCAATTAGCTTTGATACAGATCGCAAGAAAAGAAGGTTTAATAGTAAAAGAATTACGAGCTGATCGAGATAAGATTAATAGAGCTTTACCATTATCAGCAAAAATGGAAGGCGGACAAATATTCTATAGATCGGGTGCTATGTGGTATGATGATCTTCAAAGAGAGATGTTGCAGTTTCCTGAAGGGGAACACGATGACATAGTTGACGCACTCGCTTACGCCGTACTAGAAACAGATCGGAAAAAAAGTCTTAGGGCTTATTAAGTAGGAAAAATTTATGTATTATGGTAATGATACAACTGACACGATTTGGATCAGGCGTAATAGTTTATTGGGTGCGTTCCTATTGCGTCTTGATCCATTAGAAAGGTTTAACATTGGCTGAAGAGAGAAGAAAACTATCCGACATAATATTCGGACGATCAACAATTAGAGATGATAGAAAAAGATATAACTTTTTCGCAGACGACTATCCTGTAACTTCATCTAGTTATATTCAGGGTTACAATACCCAAGCAGGTATGTTCGATATAAATACTTTAGGTAACGGCGCTAGTAATTCAGCCGTAGTAGCTTGCTTAGGTGTTTTATCTAGATCTTTTTCTGAAGGTCGATTAGTTGTTAATAAATATACAGAAGAAGGCGATCAAGAGTATGTCCCTAACCACCCATTAGAAGTTTTAATGAAAAAGCCTAATCAGTATATGACAGGCGATGTTCTATCTAGCTACATGATAACTTCGATCCATGTAACAGGGGACGCTTACTTAATGAAACAAAAGAACAATGCAGGACAAGTCATAGGACTACACCCATTGATCCCACAATATGTTACACCTGTTGGAACTAGTGAAGAACTTATTACAGGATATGAATATGAAATAAAAAATAAGAAAGTGTTATTTAAGATCCAAGACATTATCCATATTAGAAATGGTATTGATCCTGATGATCATAAAAAAGGTTTCGCACCGTTAAAAACAGTATTAAGAGAGATTTACGGCGATGAGAGCGCAGGACAGTTAGGAACTGCGTTGCTTGCTAATATGGGTGTTCCTTCCGTGATCATAAGTCCTAAAGATGAATACATGCTGTCAGAAGAAGACGCTGATCAGATCCAAAGAACTTACATGCGTAAAGTTGGTGGATCACAAAAAGGATCGCCATTGATCTTGTCAGGATCTATGTCAGTAGAAACTTTGTCTTTTAGTCCTAAAGATCTTGATATAGGAACTCTTAGAAATGTACCTGAAAGCAGGATTAGCGCTGTACTTGGTGTACCTGCAATCTTAGCAGGACTAAAGATTGGATTAGATAGATCTACTTTCTCTAATGCTAGAGAACTTAGGGAAACATTTACAGAAAATACTTTGATCCCATTATGGCGACAAGTAGCACAAGAGTTTGAAAATCAATTACTTAAAACTGACTTTATCAATGCAGAGAACTTAACTTGTACTTATGATCTAAAAGATATTAGAGCTTTACAACAGGACACAGATCAGGTCTATGTCCGTATGAATAGTGCCGTGCAGGGTGGTTGGGCTACAGTAGCAGACGCAAGAAGAGCAGTTGGACTTCCCACAAGTGAAAAAGATGAATACTATATAAGATCTAATGCAGTTGTAGAAGTTGGTAAAGATGAGATCAGAGAAATGCAAGAAGTTGAAGAAGAAACCGAAGAGCCTGATCAGGAAGAACAGATCGAAGAGATAGAATTAGCAGGACTTGATCTATTAAGGATCGATGAAAAAGATCTAGAGTTTAAGATCATTAAAGAAGAACAAGAAGAAGGCAAGCAAGTATTCTGCGTTTATAACGAAACAGAAACTAGATCTTTTGGTTGTTACCCAACGAGAGAACTAGCTGAAAGCAGATTGGCGCAGATACATCGTTTCGGCGAAAGTCAATACGAAGATGATCTAGATCTTAAAGATGAAATTAGGAAAGATGTTTTTGACAATGTTGAACAAGCAAGAGAGAGAGCAGAAGAGATAGGCTGTTCAGGAACACATACTCACGATGAAAACGGCGAGCTAGTTTATATGCCGTGTTCTACGCATGAAGAATATGAAATGCGCATAAATGGCGACTATTAGTGAAGTTAATGTCGGATCTGCTGTAAGTTGGTCGATCAATAAAGATCCTGATCCACCTTCTACAATTCACGGGATAGTAACTTCGATAAATTCAGAAGAAGAAATCTTAACAGTCAAAGTATGGGCGATCTTAGAAGACGGATCACATGAAGAAACAGATAGATCAGTAGAAGTAGAAGTAGGAAAAGTAAGGATCATAAAAGATTTCAGATCAGAAGAAAAACAATTATCAGCAAGAGTTACACAAACATTAAAAGACAAAGTAGAAGAACATAACGGAAAAGATCCAAGATATAGAGCTACTCTTCGTATGCTTAGTGCAGTATTTAGAAGGGGTGTTGGTGCTTACAGGACTAATCCTGCAAGTGTTAGGGGTAA